TACCCTACTTTGTGAATACCTCAGGCACTACTACCGTAGCCAACCTTCTGGATGCACGAAGGATACAGTCCGACAACAAAGTTCCTGCTGCGATGAGGTATGCGGTGATGTCACCGCTCACCACAGCAGCGTTACTAGGTCTGGACGCTTTCCGTGCTCTGGATAAGACAGGCACGACAAGGGGACTTCGGGAAGCCTCATTGGGCAGGATATTCCAGTATGACTTCTACGAGAACCAGAACATCAAGACCCACGCTATCGGCACAGGCTCAAGTCATATGGGAGCAGAGGTTGATGGCGAGCACGCTGCAGGTGTAACCAGCGTCCTTATTGATGAGTTGACTGATGGATACATTTATTCAAAAGGCACGTTACTAACCATTACTGGCGAAGGGCAGCACGTTGTTGTCTCTCACGCCACAATTACTAGCAACGAAGCCTTATTCGTTCTCTATCCAGCCTTGAGGTCTACGGTTTCCGATGGTGACACGATTTCTATTAACACAAGTGCCACGACCAGCAAGGACAACCTGATGTTCCACAAGAACGCATTTTCTCTGGTAACAGCACCGATTGAACCGCCTATGGGTGGAGCTAAGGGTGAAACGGTCAGCTATAAGGGCATATCGCTGAACGTAGTTTATAGCTACGACCACGATAAGTTCCTGAATAAAATGACCATTTCCCTGCTCTGCGGTTTCAAGACACTTACCCCCGAGCTTGCAGTAAGACTTCACGATGAAAGTTAAAGGTTAAAGGAGTGAAATGAAACGAACTGATTTGGCTTATGCAGCAGGTATAATTGATGGTGAAGGGTGGATAGGTATTGGAAGGAGAGGTGGGAAAAGGCACGATGCTTATTGCCGTGTAACTGTAGGGAATACTAGCGAGTGGCTTGTCAAATGGCTACAATTCGCATTTGGTGGGTCAATCTCAATCTATAATAGAAATCCTGATAAGTGGAAACGGCAATACTTCTGGAATTTGAACGAGCATCAAACCCTTGACTTCCTGAAAGCCATTTATCCATACCTGCGTATCAAAAGACCTCAAGCAGAAATAGCAATTCAGTTTATTGAAAATCGCTTTAAGAACCTCAACCCAAAAGAACAAAGGCGTTGGAGTGTTAATGACAAGCAAAGGGCTGTTGAGGAAGCGACAAGAATAGTAATGTCAAATCTCAACAGCAAAGGCAACAAACCCTAACAAAATAAAGGTCGGAAGTTAGGAGGACTTAGCCTTCTCCTTTCTAACCAAAAAATATAAGGAGAAAGGAAAGGAAATTGATTAGACTGTTACATTTGTGGAACTCCTATATCACGACTGCGATAACCGCATCGGGCACTTCTATTGTGCTATCAAGCGTTACCGATATACCGACAGCCCCATTCCACGCCATAATCGGAACTGGCAGTAATGAGGAGGAGGTAGTCAAGGTAACGGCTGTAACCACCGCCACTAAGACCCTTACTGTCGTCAGGGGACAGGCGGGCACTACGGGGGTAGCTCACGGTGATAATGCGTTGTTCCACCATTGCGAAATTGATGCTCGGATGATACACCTTGACGGGCTGACGGTGACTCTGGTTGGCACAGCAGGCTTGGTCGCCGTTTCGCTGACCGTCACCGATAACATTGTGGCTGCTTCTGGTCGTGGCATAGGTTTTTTCATTGACTATGTTATGAATGACACGAAAACAGGAAGCTACGGTGTGCGAACCACTCGTATAAACACGCAAATCTTGGGAGACGTTCCCAGCGTGCAGGTTGCCGACTGGTATATGCACACCATAGACGATAAGACCATCGGCTGGCTTCAAGGTCTTTCCCTATACTGGGAGGACTACGGAAATGTCGTCTCCGAGCTTGCTATGATTGACTTGGGGAAGGCTAGTGTTCACGCTACACTTGGTAGGAACGCTTATATGCGCTTCCGTGAGCACGGCACTATTCAAGTTGGGAGCACCGTATTCTTGCTTGAAGGTTTGGGTTCAGCAGAGGACTTCCTGACGTTTGACTCGCCAGCAGCAGCCGAAAATGCGGGTGAAATCCTTGAGTCAGGGTCACACAGTGAGACTGCTGACTACCGTATCAAGTGTCGCCTGTTAGGTAATGGCGACATTGACCGCTATCTCTATCTATTCCCGATTTAAGAACTATAAGGCTTTGGGGGTGAGCCTTGAAAATCACCCCCACAAATAAACTCGGAAAGGAGTATAAAAATGAAGCTGACCATACTTGAAAGGACGCAATTATTACAGGCTTTACCGCCTCAAGGGGACATATTGACGCTCAAAATACTGCGTAAGTTACGTGAGACTCTGAGCTTTAGCGAGGAGGAGCTAAAGACGTTTGACACAAGGAAAGAATATGCTTGCCCCTTTACAGGTAATGACGCTGCTGGCAAACGTGAAATCTGCGATAACAAGGGCTTCTTTGTGTCAGAGCCTACCTGTGGCAAGCACGAGATTAAGATGATAGCTACTGGACAGATGAGCCTCTTTATACCACCAGAGTCGTTGAGCCTAGAGAAAGAGATACATCTGGGGGCAAAAGCTAGAGAGATAGCTTCTAATGCCTTAAAAAAGCTCAATGAAACCAAGCAGCTAACCGAAGCCCACGTAAGCCTCTACGAAAAGTTTTTCCCACCAGAGGAGGAGGAAAAAGAATAGGGAGGTGGTATTATGTGCCCAGTCAAGATACGCAAGGTCAATGGGTATCAGGTAAGGACTGATGGTGTCAAGGCTAAAAGCACCACTAAGGCTAAAGCCGAAAGGCAGGCTAATCTTCTTCGGGCTGTAGAAAAATCTGATTGGCGACCTACAGGAGCTACAGCTAGGGACATTCGTGAGAGCAGAAAGGTAAAGAGCACAAGGCGGAGGTAGATAATAATGGCTACTAGGTATCTGGATAGCACCCGTCAAGAGTGCATAACTATACTCAGGGACGAGACAGGAGTGGATTTCAAGCCAGATAATTTAGATGTGTATATCGGACACATTCTGAGAGACCTGTCCAAAGCCCGTCCTTATGAAGTCAAGGAGACTGTAACACTAACTGCTGCTGGCAAAAATGAGGTCAGCATTGCCTCAATAGAGGACTTGCTTGACATTGAGTATGCCGAATATCCCGTTGATAAAGACCCTAGAGTGCGAAGGAATGTCAGCGTGTTTGGCTCTATAGCTACCATAGACACCACGCAAAGACCAGCAGGTGACGAGAGTGCCTACCTATTCTGTAACAAGCTCCATACATTAACCGAGAGCCAAAGCACCTTAACCCCAGATATGGAAGATGTTTTGGTTACTGGTGTGGTGGCTGAGGCAGCAATAGCTCTAGCCCGAAGCCAGATAAACAAGGTCAGCGTTGGTGGGACAAAGACCCCCACTGAAATACAGAGTTGGGGTCTCAACAAAAGGCTGGAATACCGAAGCCAAAAGAGAGCTATCGCTAAGCAAAGGCGAACTCAGTTTTACCCGACAGCTACAATAGGTAGTGATGTAATATAACGAGGTAATATAACGATGGTTACGACATTCTTAGAGCTAAAGAATGATGCTTACAGTAAGTTAGCTGCTGCTTTAACAAATGTCGGCACTAACCTTGAAGTAACTGCTGGGGAAGGTGCTAACTTCCCGACTTCATATCCCTTCCATCTGACCTGTGAAGGTGAGATTGTTTCTGTTACTGCCTCTCCGTCAACAGATAATTTTACTATTGTCCGAGCACAACAAGGCACATCAGCAGCAGCCCACGCTATCGGAATTACGATTGACCTTAATATAACAGCAAAGTCCGTCTCCGACCTTAATACAGCCGTCAATACGATTGAGGATAGCTATATCCATAAGGACGGCTCAGTAGCTTTCACTGGCACTCAGAGCTTTAATGCTCCTGTAATAATGACTAGCAGCCTTAGCGTAGCTGGGGCTACTGACTTTGGTGCTCCTGTAACAATGAGTAGTAGTCTTGGCGTAGCTGGTGCTGCTGCCTTCGGCGCACCTGCTACCTTTAGTAGCAGTCTTGGCGTGGCTGGCACTACGAGTCTAAATGTTACTCTTATATATAGCTCATTGGGCGTAGCTGGTGCTGTTACTCTTGGTCAATCATTAGCTCTCCAAGACGACCAATTCATAACCTTTGGTGGTGTAGCTTCTCTAGGTTGGGAGACTGCCGATGCCGATGTCAACCTTCTTGTCCTAGCCCTACCTGATGGTGGTGCGGTTGATAGCCCGACTCTAATGATTGGCGACCAATCTGTTCTAAACTTTGACTTGGGCACTATCATAGACCTTGCTGCCCTTAACGAGCCAAATATAATCGTAGTTGACGCTGATGCCGATAGCTACCTTTCTTTCGGTTATCATTCTGACGATACGCCACATATCCATACGAATAGAACATTCAGGCTAGAAGTTTCTGGTGATACTGACGACTACTTTAAGTTTTTGACTGATACTGGTGTCCCGACTATCTTTGCTACAGGCTCTTACCTTCGCATAGGCGATGTTAAGTTTACCCAACATTCCCTTGATGCTGAGGATGATTTGATGGTGAGCGGTAAATTTGAAGTTAGTGGTGTTAGTTTCTTTGACGAACCTGTAACCATATCTCCCATTGCTGCTGCCGACTCCCATCTTATTATAAGCGGAACAGCAAAACTTAATACCGATAAACAGGCTCTTTATATTAACTTTCCTAGTGAGACGGTTGCTGCCAATGCTATCTGGGTTTCTCTCAAGTCAACAGTTACCAGTGGGGATTTAACTGGTATCAGGTCAAGAGTATATGCCAACGCTGCCAGTAATGGAGCTAATGTCAGGGGCGGTTACTTTGAGGCTAAGATGGGGGCAGTTTCCAAATATGCTGCTATGCTTGAAGGTGCTTTAATTCACGCTGATTACTCTGCTGGAAGTGCGACAATATCGGGTGATGTTCGTGGTCTTACAGTTCATATAAGTCAAGGAACTGGACTTAGTGCTGCCAACCTCTATGGCATACTACTTAGTATCCAGACGAGAGGTAACGAGAGTATAGGCACTGACGATGTGGGGCTACTGATAAGGAATGAGGCAGTTGGTGGTAATGGCAGAACAATGGGTGCTGCCATTAAAATTACTGACCTCAATATGGGTGGGGGAATTAGCGGTTTTACCTATGATATTATATTTCAAGGCGGAGCTACCCTAGTTGATGATGGGACTGAGCTAATCTTAGCTGGTTCTACATTAAAGGTTGGCGGTATAGCATCTAGCGAAAACGAGTCTTTATGGAGGAGTCTTGATAGTGGTGTTCTCATTCTTCGTGGCGGAACTGTCGCATCAGGACACGGTGCTAAGTTTTTCCTGACTGGAATTACCCACTCTCAAACGGGTGCGTTCAGAGTTTTCACACCTAATGCTGCTGGGGATGCCGATACCGTTAGGCTGATCTTTTCAGGGAAAGCAGCTACCGCTCTGGTTACTTGGTCAGCCTGCACTCATACAGGGCTAGTCCTTAGTGGTGCTTTAGATGTTGCGGGGCAATATCTCTCACTCACAGAGAGGGCTGCTCCGGGAGCAGGTGCAGCCAACACAGTCAGAGTCTATGCCTTTGAGGGTGCTGGCGATGCCTTAACTGACCTCTGTGCTGTTTTTCAGGATGGTTCAATAGATGTATTTGCTCAAGAAACCACTCCGTTAGATGCTCCTATATTTACTTATCCCTCTAAGACTGAGGCAAAACTATTACTGCGGAAGGAACACTCTGGTCTTGTTAAGATGGTGGCAGTATTCCCAAACGGCAAGGAGTTTACCTTAAAGCACATAGAATATCACGACCCCGAAAAGATAGCAGCGAATATCGGAGCAGAAAGCCCGTTACCCGATGGGTGGTTGGTTGAAGATGCTGAACAGCGTGCTGCTAGGCTTGAGGTTGAGGAGGCGGAAAGATTGGTTAAAATAAGAGAACTTGAGGAAGTAGCACTATAACAGGAAGGAGCAATCAAAATGTCTAAGGAAGACGAAAGCAAAAAGGCAATAGAGGCGAAGGCTAAAAAGTTACTTGATTATCTTCCAAAGAGTGAGGATGAAAAAGGGGATGATGAACTCATTGGCAAGCTCATAGATAGAGATGGCAAAGTAAAAGTAGACCTCAAGATGCCCTCTATTTATCGGGATGAAATTATGGCGGAGCTTATGGTAGCAGCACTTACTAACTATGAACGAGACCGACAAGCAATAAGGAGTGCCCGCAATTCTGGCGACAATCAACGTGCCGAGCTACTGTTTAAGCAAATGAGCTATAATCGCTTGCTTGTCGCTATTATTCAAGCCGAATATCCTAAAGTGAAGGCTTTGGCTGATGAAATTATGGAGGAAAAAGCCGTATTAGTTCAACGCAATCGGGCAATGGGCAGGGAACTGGAAGGGAATAAAATTGACTAGACTTAACGAGATGCGTTTTGGTCAAAAATGGGCATTGTGGAATGGGTCTGCTGTAGCCGTCTCAGCAGGGCGGATGCTTGAAGTTATCGCCTTCACAACTCAAAATAGGTTTATGAGAATAATAACTGCCCAGAACAAAGTGGGAAGGGTTATTACGGCAATGAACCGCAAAGTAAAGGTTTTCATTGCAGGAGGCTAAATATGACCATTGAGGTAATAACCGAATTTCTTAGGCTGGCGACAGTCAGGGTCAGGGCTTCTATTTATGATGATGATGGGGCACTCGTTAATCCTACTACCTCAATTACTATAGATATATGGGATAGTGAAGGCACAAAACAGGAAGATGGAACAGCTATGGACTCTGTTAGCACAGGCATCTATGAGTTCTTTTATAACCTTGCTGCTGATAGCGTGGCTGGCAACTGGCGTGGTATCGTCTGGGTAGTTGACGGCACTAAAACGAGTGAGTTTAGCTTCGGTTTTAAGGTAAAGGTCTAGTGAGGTCTCTCACCAGCACACTCCTAGCTGAGCAAAAGAAGGGGCTGCGAAACCCCTTATGGAAGATAGCCCTCAGCAACAACGGCTCTAGCTACACCTATGAGAAAGACAGGGTTAAGGTTATATACCACATAGAGAGTGAGACTAAGGGCTTAGCTCAGGTCTTACTTGATAATACGGACAAGACCTTTACCAGCCTGAACTTGATGGGCTTTCAGGGGATTATCAGCTACGGTATGGTTACTTCTGCTGGTGATGAGTATTCCCCAACCGCTCCGCTCTGGGTGTTGACCCAGCAAACATTCTCACTTGGGTCAGGCGACCTCTATTGTCAGTTAAACTTGGGTGGATTATTGAACCTGCTCAATGCTGACAAGGGAGAGTCCAGATACGAGCCTGATAGTAGCGACACGAATACTATCAAGGATTTAATTAGTGCCATCTGTGGTGCTACCCTAGCACCATACACCAATTACACGGCAATCACGGTTACTTATGATAGCGAGGACTCAATAATTGATAGCTTCCAGCCCAAAGATTACTTCCGAGTAAATCTAAATGAGAGTCGCCTGAGTGCTATCAAGCGACTGCTGGGCTGGACAGGCTGCGTGATGAGGGTAGAGGATGATGGGGCATTGCATATCCTTGTCCCTAGAGTAGAAACGTCTACGGCTTGGCAGGCATCTACCCCTTATTCTCTCCGTGATGAGGTCGTTCCCACAACCGCCACTGGCTATATCTACGTCTGCACTACGGCAGGCACATCAGGGGGGTCAGAGCCCACTTGGGCTACAGGGACAGGGGACAAGATAAGCGATGGTGGGGTGGTCTGGACGGTAGCATATGATTACCAGTATGAGCTAGCCACTGACGATGCGGGCAAGCACACTTTCTTTGATAAGAGCTATAGAGAGCGTATAGTTACACCGAACTACATAACCGTCAAATCACATTCTAGCCACGCTGAGCAATTTTCAGGCAACGCTCAAGTGAGTGGCTACGCCTCATTGCCAGCAAAACTAAAGAAACGGCAGACCTATGAACTCAGAATATCTAGTAATGCACAGGGGACATCAATAGCCCAAGCGATAGTCTCCAAGCTAGAAATAGACGCTCAGCGAGGCTCTGGTAGAGTGCCTATGAATGTCGGGGCAGAGGTTTATGACTTTAATTACCTGATAGATGAGCGTGAGGGCGATGCAAGGAACGGTATCGTAAAACAGATTAGTAGGCATTGCAACGCTAACCAGCGACAATTTGAAATGGATATGAGCTTCGGCTTGCTGGCTGAAAGCCCGACTACATTTATGATGCCAACCGACCTGACCACCGCCGCCGACTATACCACGATGGATTTCGGGCTTTTAGTAGACCAGATGATGCACTTGCAGGAGCAAATCAATACCCTCTGGGACGCTTGGAGTAACCAATACGAAATTTTAGTTGGCATCCTATCGTATCTGCAAACGCTGAACCTTGATAAAGAAAGTGCTAAGATTACGGAACTAACGGTTGAGAAGCTATATGTTACCGTTGAACTTCAAATACCTTCAGAGGCAGCCTAATGACAACTAGAGAAATATCTATTAAAGGTCAAAAGCTACGGATATTAACCTTTGCCGATGAATTAGAGCGATTGATTTCAGGAGCTACTACAGGTGATACTGGGACTGCTCCCATTTTCAAGGTAAAAGGAACATACATTTATTGGATTGATGATGATGGAAATGAACGGAGGGCTGAGGGGTCTGTTACTGGAAACACTGGAACTGTGGGAATAGTCAAAGTCAAAGGCGAACTTTTATATTTCAATGATGATGATGGCAATGAAAGATGGCTTAGGGCGATTTGGAGCATTGATAGCCTGAATAATGGCTATCCCTATCTGGGAGATAATCCACCCTCTTCATAAGGTGAGGAAACCTTAGTGCTTATAATAATTACCAATGTAACCGAATTGCAGGCTATGGAGAACGACCTAACTGCTGACTATGAGTTGAGCAATAACATAGATGCCTCTGCTACGTCAGGATGGAATAGTGGGGCAGGGTTTGACCCTGTTGGTAGTTCTGGTAGTGAGTTTACGGGAAGTTTTGACGGCAAGGGTTACACAATAAATAATTTATATATAAATAGACCTACAGAACGAGGTGTTGGTCTATTTGGCTATACGGATGGTGCTGGGGAAATCAAGAATGTTGGGATTGTTAATTGTGATATAACTGGTGAGAAATATGTTGGGGCATTGGTGGGAGGGAGTGAGACTAATGATACCAGTTTCACAAATTGTTATTCAACAGGTAGCATAACAGCAGGAAGTTCAACAACAACCACAGCTTCCGTTGGTGGTTTGTTCGGTTACGTTGGTGCACCCGTTGAAGATTGTTATTCTACTTGTAGTGTAAATGTTGCTGGTGGCTCTGGTAAGGTTCTTAATATCGGGGGGCTAATTGGGACACTACTTTCTGGTGGAGTTACACGCTCCTATGCGACTGGTGATGTAATTGTTACAGGTGATGGGGATATTGAGTCCATAGGTGGTCTTATCGGGTTAGATTTAAGTTCAAGCGGGTCAATATCAAAATGTTATTCAACTAGCGATATATCAGTTACGGCAGGAGATGAGGTATATGCTATAGGAGGATTTATTGGGGATAATTCTGTCCGCCCTTACTCCGATTGCTATGCGAGGGGAAGTGTAACTGTTGTAGCTAGTAGCCCCGAAGCAAGTTCTGGTTTTATAGGGGGATTTATTGGCTTGAACTATCCTAGCGTGAACATTGATAATTGTTACTCTACGGGTTTATTAACTATAACTGATGGTGTGCCTTTTGTTGGTGGATTTTGCGGTGGTAATTATGGCACGATTACTAATTGCTTCTGGAATATATCTACATCGGGAATGATTATAAGCGATGGTGGGACGGGGAAAGCAACAGCCCAGATGAAAACTCGGCAAACATTTGTTGATGCTGGTTGGAGTATTTAAGGAGGTTCTGAGTGAAACCATACAAAAAGAACTGGATAGATAGACTTATCACGCACAATAGAGATAGTGTAGGTGACTTCGGAATTAGGGTTGTGCTTCATATACCAGTAGGGTTTCTCATCGGGTTTCTTCTGGTGTTTTCTTCCTTAGCTGGCATAGGTCTTTTGCTTCTTTTTCTGGTCTATGAATGGACGGAGGACTGGAGAGTCCAAGACCACGCTTGGAAGGACTTATTTGGTGGAATGGTAGGGTGTGTTGTGGGTATTATATTTGGATTGGTTCTTTAGGGGAATTTAGGTAGTAGGAGTGATATTATGGCTGGCTACAAAGAGGTTATCGCTGCAATAGGTGAAGTCAAAGTAGAGATTGGTAAGAACACTCAGGCTCTTACCGACTTGAAGGACAGATTGTATGATGGTGATGGCGACATACCAGAGATTAAGGAGAGGTGCAAGGAAATAAATGGTGTGGTAAAAGAACATACCAAGAAGTTCGCTAGCTTACCTTGTCGGGTGTTATGTAAGAACAAGAAGCTCTGGGTATTGATAGTTGTAGTTCTTCTGGGTGGCGGTGGCTTTCTAAGCAAAGAAACCATTGTGAGCCTAATAAACCTTTTTAGCCAAAGCTGAGTGCTGTTCAGACCCCCTCAGAGCCAAAACTGAGGGGGTTTAGTATGGCGGTGGAGGGATTATACTAAAGAGCACCTAAACACAGGGCATTAGAGCACACAGAATGAGTAACAGCCGTTCTACCGCACTACCCTGCCAGCCTTTATATCATCGGGAGTTATCAGTCCGCTTATGCGGGGCTTAGCTGCCTCCCTCTCCTGAGCCACCAGATAATCAATGACCTTGACTATCTCCTGACATCTAGCACAAAAACCACGCTTTGATGTGGGTATGGCGTTTCTACCGCAGGACGGAATGACGCAGGGGTTATACTTCATCGCTCAACCATATCGTAAAGTCTAGCTAAAATGCCGACAGCCTCAGCAATTTCTTGCTGAATTGTAGCACAGCCTTCATTGTGGTTTATAGCGTGGGCTACTTCACCTAATTCCTCAGTCGCAGCAATCAATAATAATTCTGGTGACTTATCTACTTCGCCCCACTTAGCTTTGCCTCTGGCTATTTCGTGATTGACGCTTTGGATTAGTTTTTGTTTCATACAAACTCTCCTGTCGGGCAGTTGGCTTCCACTTATAATAAAGGAGATAATGTTCCTCAGCAACATAAATATCGCCATATCTAAACTTGTCCTTGACTGGCTTCTGCGAAATGGCATTATACTTATGGGCTGTCAGGTGAGGAATTAACATCTGCTCCTGACCGTGAATGATTAAGATGTCCTCTTGCCTCTCCTGAGCTTGCTTGAGGTATTTATCCCTGATGGCTACCTGACCCTGCCAGATTGTGTTGACCTTTATCTTTATCATTCTCTAATTCCTTGAAGTCTACTACTATGCCATAAGGCATATTGATTGTTAGGTTCAGGCTAGCATTGCCACAGGCACAGCGATAGTGCCCCGTATATTGGCGACCTGAGCCACTTCCCATAGCCAGAAACATATACTTTCGGCACATCGGGCACTTTACTCTGATAAACTTTCTCATCAGTTCCATCTCATTGTTCGCAGTGGTGAGGATAGCTAAGCGGTGCTTGATTGAAAAGTCTATCGCTTGTTGCCTATAATCCTTCCCGCCCAATTTGTAAGGCTTGCCAAAGAAGTAGTGCTCAAGCTCCTCAGTAGTGTTTATCTCTGGGTCAGGGTTAATCGGTGCTAGCTTCCTTAACTCGCTCAGTTTCATTTGTTACCTCCTTATTCGGATTAGGATGGCATCTGCTACAACGCCAGCCCGAACCGTAGTTACTCACTAAGAACCACCAATCATCAGAGCCACAAACGGAGCAAGGTCTATCTGGCTTTGTTGGTGGCAAAGGTGTATCAAGTATGCCTGCCATTTTAGCCTCAATCTCCTGCGATAGTTACTAAGCCGTATCCCGATTGCTCTGAATGGTTATTACCCACACCCAGCAGTTAGGAATACTATGATACCGCTCAGGGTATTTGGCAGTTTTGGGGATAGATTTGGCATCCTCTACACTCCAAGAGAATTGCCAAAACTCATATATCTTCAGCTCTCGGTTATAGACACGCTTCCATTTAGCATTGAGAAAGTTCCAATAATCACGAAATTCCGCTATAGATTTGAAGCCTTCTTTAATGACATCTTCTGGCGGTATATCTTGTAATCTTTCTACTCTTAATCTAGTAATTTCTCTATCTATCCGTGAAGCCCAGCGGGGCAAGAAAATTGATGGTCGCCAGTTTCCCAGCCTCACGAAATTACCGTCAGTGTATGTTTCTAGTGATGCCCTATATGCGATTTTAGTATGCTCTTTATTTAAGTATTTATATGTCTCCCTCACCCAGAGCCTATCGCCTACCTGACCGTAGGGGCATTTGATATTTAATATCCTGTCGCCATACTTAAATCTGAAGCTAAAGCGACCTAAGTTGTCAAAACCTATATGTTCCCAAGCATCAGGGTGCTTGTTAATTTCCCCCAGCCCATAAGTCCGTCTAGTCTGTGTTTTTATACTATCCAGTATCTTCTTCGGATGGTCACCACTCATTATAATTCCTGTCTCTTTAATTATCCTCATCGGCAGCGTCCCTCACTTCCTTTATTCTTACCAATTCATAGAGCCAGCACTTAACAAGTCTAGGCTTATCGGTATTCCTACCGTGCCATAGCCAAACAAAGTCTTCATCTTGGCTTACGAAGTAGCCAGCCTGCTTTTGCTGATGGGTAAGCAAGCCTATAAATATCATTCCAACTCACCGAACTATGTCTGCTCATACTGGCATCTTTAATATGAGACGGGCATAATGAAAACAAGGGCGACCATCATTAGCAGTATGCTCGCTAACGTTTACCTTCTTATCCATCGGAGAGTCTTGACACCAACCACCCTGCCGAGTTTTCTTTTTAGTATAGAGTGGACAATCACAGCATTTTATATCAGGAACACTCGCTACGAGTTTAGCGTATTCCCTCAACTCTGGTGTCCAAAATGGCATCGTCATTTCAATTAACACTCCCCTTCGGTGCTATGGATTTAACTGAGCCGTTATCGTAAAACTCTAGCTTATAGCCTGACTGAGTGATGGCGTGAATGTAGGCAAGGTGCAAGTTCCTTAGCTGAGTTTGGAACAAGTCTTGCTTAAAGTTCCTATCGTCAGATAGAGCTTTAAGCGTTTCTAAATCACCCATCTCAAACCTCACCATTATTATTCACCTCCAAAATAACTCAACAAAGAAGCGAGTTAGTGCCTCACCTTCAGGGCTTAACTTATAATCTATCTTAGGAAGCGTAGACTTAATAAAAGCCTCAATGTATTCTTTCTTAGCTTCTTCAAACTGATACTTCTTAAAGTCCCTGTCGTCAGCTAGTGCTTTGAAGGTATCAAGCAGGTGTTGGTATGGGTTCTGGTTCATCAATTATCACCCCCTCTTTTTGGATAGGCACAGTCTAGGCATAGCTGCTTACCGTCCCTGAACACAATGCAGTTATCGCATACGTGCTTTCCGCAGTTATCGCATAAGTAGCCAGCTATAGCCTCACGCTTACATCGCTCACATTTCCAATCACTCATTTCAGTATCCTCTCTATCTCCTCAATACTCCTGATAATATGGTAACGGCAATTATGCTCCTTGACCTTAAACTCAAAAGTCTTTTGGTCTGGTTGTTGTTTTCCAGTCGTAGATTTAACTTCAATAAAGATAACGAAACAAATAGGGTGAGGTTCGCCTTTTAATTGTCCTAAATATTGAGCTTGGACATTGCCACCTTGAAGCACAAGATAATCGGCAGTTCCTTTTGGGCTACCTTTTATTCTCCGCCTTGTGCCTCCACGAACTTCAATGAAATCCCCCGCATTAAGCCTGAAGAATATCAACCTACCTTGATTTTCAGCGTATTGCAGGTAGTCCTCCACCGCCCTCTTAATATCAGCTTCACTTATTTTGAAAGCTGTCTCACTAATTCCTTTAGACACTTGGTATTTCCTGCCTTATGCTCTCTTCATTTTTTGTAGGAGTATTCTATTAGCCTCTTTTAACACCTGTTCCTCTGGTGTTCTTCTGCCTCCAACCCGTTGTCTGCTTTGGAACTCAATGGCAATTTCTGCTTGTGGTCTTTTAATACGCAGATATGGCAAAATTGTTTTCAGAAAGTGGCACGCCTGTCTGTTTGATAATTGCCAGTTCCACGATGGTCGCCACTTAGGGTTATTCTTTTTAGCGTAGTGAATAGAACCACCCCAAGCGAAGTGTAACCACTTACAAAGCCACTCATCTGTTGACTCTACTTTAATCATAAGCCCATATTTATGGCAACCTCTATATCTTTTGTCCCACTGCCTGCTGATATGAATACAACCCTCTCCGTCTATAATTCCTGCTGTATATGCCAAGTCAATCTTTTTCATTTCGGTAACTCCTGTATCAATTCTCTTTTTAATAAGGGTTTGAGATTGTCCTTCTCAAATATAGCTATCCCCGCTTTTTTAGCTGAAGTTTCTATCTCCTCTACCCACTCTATCTTAGGTGGCTTGTATGGCTTGGTCTGAGCGCCATCTATAATCCAGCCAATACCAGCATCCTGTAGGTCTATTGGTGCTATTTGTATTCGTCCTAAATGTGGCTCTATGGAGAGGTATTTGACGCTTGCTTGTATCTGTTTAAGCCAGTAAAGGGCTTCATACCGCATTTTATCAGTAGTTATGGTGACACCGACATAACAATGCGGGGGGAACGGACTCCACTTGATTAGGTTCTGCGGTTGCTTGGTGAGGAGATAGAAGCGGTCAAATGGTCTACACCTTATAGCATCAAAAACATTTCTAGTCCATTCTTCGGGGATACCAATGCCGAACAAATCTGACATATCGCAGACAAATATCCCTCGGTGTGTTGCTACCTTGCGGTCTTTATTAGTAGTGAACTCCAAGACTCTATCTCCCCAGAAGCGGGGATAGAAGGGGTCAGCCAATCGTTCTTGTAATTCTTTAGGGTTATGAGCACATTTAAGAACATCAGTATTACCAGCGATATAAGGATTAGCCAAATACCTAGACTTCAACCGCCCGCGTGCCAGCTTCCTCGCATAGCAGTATTCACAGCCGTTTAGACAACCAGTGATAGGATTATATGTCCAACCCAAATCATAGCTACTAGCTAATCTAGGGTTTAACTTAGGTGATTTCATTACGGGATTTCTTACCCACCCTGTTGCCGAACTTGCTCTATTCATTTCAACTCCTCAACTGCTGGCTCGGAAGCTACATTTAGTGCTGGGTTGTGAACTGTTATATTTCCAGTCATACCAACTTGAATTAAAGGTGAAACTATTATTCGTATTCTGTTTGGAGCTTCTATATGGTGAAGGGTTAAAACTAGACGTGCCCCATCAATAAGCTGGACATCATCTATCACCCACCCTACGAGTTGCCTCAAGTCCTCTGGCTTATTGAATACCATTTTTTCTGCCATCAGAGTCTCCTATAGCTATCGCCATCAATCTTGATAACCTTACCTTTAACCATTTCATATAACCTATCCCACGATGCTTCATCCCGCCCCCTAGTGCCGAAGTAATCCTGTAGCTCCTCTGGTGCTAAGTTAGCTGTGATAACAATAGGCACATCACGGTCATATCTGCCGTTGATAACCTTAAATAGTGTTCGCTGGACAAACTTGGGGTCTGTTCGCCTCTCCTTGCCAACATCATCAAGAATAAGCAGGTCTTTATAAATAAGCTCTTTTAAGATGTCGTCCTCATTGGGCAATAGCTGGCGTTCTTCATAGTTGTAGTTATAGCTAGCCTGTATTCTCTGGTAAAGGTCAGGCTCGCTAATCCAGAGTATTCTAGGTATGACAAGCTCTGGGTCGTTCCACCTATCAAGTATCCTGTGGGCTATTGAGCAGGAAAGGTGTGTCTTGCCGACACCCCAAGAACTTTCCGAGTATATAAGCAAAGACCTGTAACCCTTTACATTTCTGCCTATAGGATATTCCTCAGCATAATTCCAGCACTCACGATAAGCCCTGTCTATTTCCTTGCCTCTACCTCTATCCCAAGAGCCTGTGCTAAAGTCTTTATTCATAAAGCGAGGCGGTATTCCCATACTAGCCCTTGCATCACGCCGTCTGGACAATACCTCAGTAGCTTTCTTAGCTACTTCCAGAGCCTCTAACTCCGCTAGTTTTTTCTGTGAACAATCAGGGCAGCGTCCTTGCCCCCTCAAAGCTCGTATGCCTAGCACTTCCCAAAACTGAGGCTCAAATTCACCACTACAATCTATACATTTCACAACTCTATATCACTCTCATTCATTTAAGAATACTCTCTTATCCCACATTTCTTATAAAGCCACGTCATTCTTTGATTTAAGGCTACACTGCCACCAAATACTTTGCCCTGATGCTCATAATAGGATTTCATAATCAGAAGTAGCTTAGTAGCGTGTCCTTGCCCTTCTTGCTTGCTTTGTATAGTGTATATAGTTGCCCAATCTTTAGCTGTAGCAACGTGGGCTGAACAGGATTTATACCACCACTCATCTAATTCCATTCCCAGAACATTCACTTTTTGGGGCTCAGTATATATTATCTGATACTTCTTATTAGGCATCTTCTTCCTCACCAATTACTTCAAGCCCACCCTTCCCTAGATTTCTGGGCTTGTTTTTCTCTGCTTGTTCGCTCTCCAATATACGCTCAACATAAGCTATCGGGTTAGTAGCCTTTAGGGATTGTGGTTTATCCAGAGCATCTTTGAACTGGTTAAAGGAAAAGTGTTCCGCTATGTGTTTTAACCTTTCGGCATCATTAGCTCCTGCCACCTTGCCGACCTTTGTTTCATAATAAGTAGCCATCTGGCTTATAGTCTCATCAGAGACTATTGGAGTTTCTAAAATAGATATTTTCTCTTTGCTAGGGGGGCTTCGCCCCTCTTTGGCACTCTTGCCTAGCATATTAACTAACCGTTGTGGTGGTGGTGGTATCTCTGAGTAACCATACTTCCCTTTAGCCTCATAGTCTTTTTTTAGGTGAGTTTGCTCACTTGCGAAGCCAGCACACCAGAGGCAAGACATTCCCTTTGCTTGGTATCGTTCCAGCAGACCTAGACCATCATCACGCTTAATTTCTTGTATCCTGTCTAGCATCTGGTCAACTTGTTCTACCGTCCAATCTCTCAAGGGACACACATTACCCTTGACAATAAAAGGGTCTCCAAAATATCTACCCTCAGCGTCTAGCCACGTTACAAGCAAGTCGTATAGCAACGCTTCGCTGTCCGTCAGGGCATTGAACTTCGGGTCGTATGAGCGTTTTCTACTTAATAATCTACCTCTTGGAATAGCCCACCTCCCCATGCACCATTAGACGGACTAATCGTATTTCAGCTTTGAGTTCCCTTATTGCTTCTGCTTGTCCATCTTGGTAGCCTTTAATATAGCCATCATTGTATCCCTTTTGATGCTCTCCAGTATGTGCTTGCTTTGTGGTAAGATATAAGTTCTCAATCCTATTATCATCCTTAATGCCGTTTTTATGGTGAACTATCTCCCACGAATGGAGGCAACGACCTAAAGATATTGCCATCACTAACCGATGCTCAGCTATATACCAAGCCCTTGACTTTGCATTGCCTCCTATTTTTGCCATTTCAAAATATGGACTATTTGGAGCGATTAAGAGAGCTACATAACCCTCTTTTGTCTTTGTTCGCCCACCCTTCCAATTGCAGTTTCTTCTTCCCTTTCTTGAGCAAGAAATACACAGTATACATCTTGTATTTCTATAGGCAGATAAAGATACCCATCGCTCTTTACCGCACTCAGCACAAGCTAGCCATATCATATTCTCTGTCTTACTATAGCCAAGTTCTTTAGAGTTTCGTATCTCGTTTATATTTGGCATAATATCATCCTATCGGGTAGCCCCACCCCTGCCAGCTAGTAGCCAATAGAACTTATCAACTCTGCTACTCTGTCTTGCCAGTGCTGGTTCACTCGGAGTGGATACCGAGCCCTAACACACTTTATGGTAGCTAGCAAAGGCAGGACACACACCCTATAGTAACTTCTGCTCCCTAGCAGACTCAGGCTCAAGCCCCTTCTTGAGCTTCTCCATTATGTCCTCAAACTGCCACACTTTGAGGTCGCCTATCTTTGTGATGCCCCACTTCATATCCTTGTTACAGTAAGCCCCGAACTCTGGCATACCAAAGCCCTCTACTTTCCCCATCGCCAAAGCTAGCTCCGATGCTTGCTCCTCAGTTATGGGGTTCTCGTTTTTGGTCGCTGGCTCTGCTTCGGGTTCTGGCTCAGGCTCTTTGGCTTCCTGCACCTCCTTAAACTCTGCCTCAATAGGCTCTTTAGCCTCTTCCTGTTTTTCTATATTACCCCATAATTCCTCTATATCCTTTTCAACTTCTGCCTCATAGACAGCCTCCAAGTCAGGCACATCTATCATTAAGGTCTTAGCTTGTTCTCTGGCTACATCAGCTAGTTGTGCCAGCGTTACATTAGTTCGTAGATTTAATACGAAGACAGTTTGTTTCTTGCCATCTTCGGGATTAGCAACTGTCACTGGCTCAAGAGTGAGTTTAAGAGGGATTAAAGATATTCTACCAAATGCTTTCTTAATTATCTTAGCACAGGAATTGATATTTAGAATGGAATTTTTTGAGCCTGTATCTATCTGCCAAACTCCAAGTCCTGCCACTTCGGGTAAAAGAAATCGCAGGTTCATAACTTCGTGGCACTTCTTTGCCTTGTAATCAGGACAACTCTTACCCTCACAGTTAAAATCCTTTAGGCTGACTGTTTTAGTATCCTTAGTAGGCAATTTTTCTGTCTTAATATCAACCATCCTTAAGGCATTTTCACCATCACCTTTGCATATAAGACCGTGAGTCTGGTCGTATGCTCTGTAGTATTGAGAAGCCCATAATTCATCATCTTCTAGTGGTATTAAGATGCGAAGCTCCTTTGGCTTCTCCCCAAATACCCTTATCAGTTCCTTATAATCAGAGTGGTCTTTGGGAAACACGAAGTAATCCGTTTTCATCGGATAACCCTTTTCGGGATGCTTGATGCCAAGATGTATTTTGCCAAGTCTAGGGAGTCTAACCGAGTCGCTTAAATCTTTGATAGGCATTTTACCTCTCCTTTTTATTTCCTTTTAAGGCATACTATCTACTCACGTGCTTCAATGACGAAACGCTTACTTTCCTTAACCTCAGAGCACTTGTCCATCTGCTCCTGCGTTACTAGACCACCTTTCAGCAATCCCTTGAGTCGGGACGCATCCACCTGAACAAGTATCTTGTCGGCAAAGTCAGGGATATGCTTCCTGATTTTCACTGGGTCATAGGTGGTCAGTTTACGTATCTGTTGAAGGGCATAAAGCCCCTGCTCAACGTCCTGATAGCCACCAAACTCAACAATAGCCTGTTCAAGAGTAGCCCTAGCCGTAATCGCTGTTGAGAGTGTTACGTTCTTCGTTACGGCAGATGGCAAAGCCTCAATCTCTTTCTCTAGCGTAGCCTGAGCTTCATCAGCTAATTGTTTGGCTGCCAGCCACTCATCAAAGAGTCCCTTGACCTCTGGGGGATTGACGAGCTTGACTGCACTCTCAGAGTAATCAGGGTTCTTAGCCTTTTTAACTTCTTCGGTTGTCAATGACTTTCCTCCTCTCTAGTATATTATTGTTGATATATTACTATTAGTATATTCCCGTTAGGGTATTAGCGGTTGTTGACCGAGTGGAGTCCTGTCAATAGACCGCAGTTGCTTATGGGCTGTAGTCATTTTCTCAAGGGCTTCCCACTCGCCGTCATTTTTGGGCAGAACTTCCGTAATGAGTTTGCCAAGCTCACTTGATAGGTCATTCAGCTTTTTAACTTGGTCTGGGTTCATTGTTGCCTCCTTTCTATTGTTCCCAAAAGGGAACTATTTATAGGTTTTAAGCTAAAACTCTACTACTTCTGGCTTCCCAAAAGTATCAAAGTTCTTTACTTTATCGCAGCCTTCCCTTCTAGCATTGGTCAATCCCGCCCTAGCTCTCTCTAGTAAATCTCCCAAACCAAAGCGGTTATAGTAGCAACACTCAAACTTACTTCCGACAACGAGAAAGATACAACAGTCTGCGCCCTGCCCTATCTTACAATGCGCTGCAATCTCCTCCTCTGTAGGAAATATCTCCGTGTAGCAATCGTGAACTATCGCTTTCATAGCTTCCCCCTTTCTCTTGAATTAGTATCTTATGAGGACGCAGGTGGCTTGTAGCCCCTAGCGTCCCTTATTTTTTTACGTATCTCATAGTGCTTCATACAATAAGCCTGCCCTTTAATTAACAACCCTATCACTAACTTTCTAGGAATGGAGCAATCGGGACAGACAAGAGCACTATTAACTTGCTCGTTACCTATCCTGATTTGTTTAACCTTCATCCTCTTTTAGCTAGCCTTGTCAGTTGACGTAGTGCTAATATACTAGGTCTCTTGTCTCCCCTTTCCCATCGGCTGACAGTAATTTTATGAACACCTAGCAGCTTAGCGAACTCCTCTTGACTTAACCGCATAGATTTCCGTAGTTTGATAATCCTTTTAGCATCATAAGTAATCATTTGCATATAGGTAATAGTATACACCTGCTTACAGAGTTTGTCAAGCCCCCCAGTGATTATTTTCTGGGCTTCTCTTTCTTTTCCTGTCTGAGAACCAGACCCTCATTGACTATCTCGCCCATAGTTTTCTTTTCCTTGATGCTGTCAATGCGTCCTTGTTCCCAGAGCTTCTTATCCACATTGCAAATAGTTACTTTCATATCTCACTCCTCTCTATGTTACTTGGACAAAATCAGTCCACGCCCTGCTTTCGTGTAGCTGGCAGTAGTGCTTCCCATTATCAAAGTTCACATAGATACGCTGACCGAACTTGATAATCTGACCGCACTCCTCACACCTCACAGACACGTTGCGTGGGCAGACCGTCCAGCCGACCCACCTTCTTACTAGTGGGTCATACCTGAACTTTATCTCATTGCCCATCAATATCCTCTCCTTTCTGGTAAGCCGAAATATGCCACATCCATCTTCTTCTCTAGCTTATCGCACCAATCCTCAGCATCCTGTTCTAGCTTGGCAATCTGCTCTCGCAATTTAGTTACCCTATCAAGGACAACTGCATTGGCAGGTGTAGCTTCGTAAATTCTGGAATACCGCAGGTTTTCTTTGCTGACACCCGAACCCCACCCTGTATGTTCGTTTGCAACAAAGCGAATAGATGAGTCATTCGGATTGCAGCTAGTAACCCGACCAGCCACGATAGAAGAACCTTTGCGCTCATAGGCATTGATAGGGAAGTTCCACTTGAACTTGACCAGCTTATCAATCTGCTTCTCCAAGTCCTCTTGGAGCACGGCAGAGCTGACCTCATCACCACTCTCATCCCTCGCTACGAACTTCTTGCGACTATCATCATAGCTGATATTATAGGTTTTATACTCGCCAATTTTGGTTAGCATTGTAATCTCCTTTCTCTGTTTTTATTCCATCACCTTACCTGTGACACCCACTGTTACCTCAAGCCTTTGGGCTGTTCCCTTTGGGTAGTTTTCAACAATGTGGGCTATCATTTCTAACCTTAGCTCATTCTCTATATAGATATTGACATCGGATGATTGCTCTCGGTATGTCTTCTTGCCAGCGTGGAATATGATGTATCCGTTGTCTATTTTCTCCACATCAAAGGTAAAAACCTTCTTCATAATGCACACCCCTTTCTTTAGATTTCTGGGGGCTTGGTGTTATACCAGCCCCCGATGTAACTATGCCTCTATTTAACTATTGCTATCACCCCCTTTCTTCACATATCCTATAATTATATTATGGGGAAAATCTATAAGTAGCTTACCCCCACAATTACACTTTTCCCTCTGTGCCAAGACCCATCCACTATATCTAATACCGCAGCTAGCACAGACAGCTTTGGGACAGCTCTCGCTCTGAAACTCTGCTAGCCCTGCATCGCCTGTTACTTCTGGCATCCCTTTGCCCCCCGCTTTGGCTAGGGCTTTCTTTCTGTAATCCAGCGGTAGCTTATTGGAAAGGAATAACGCATAAAGATATAGAGCCTTTCTATTTGCGTCATCAGCTTGAAAGCAAGCCTCACTGAAGTCGTTTCTAACAACAGCAGTAAGAAAATCACCAAGGGGATAAGCCTCACGATACCATTTATAGATGTGGTGCATACACATTGCTATATGGTCTAGCTCATCTAAGGTAAATGGTATCTTGGGCATTAAGCCTTCAGCATTTTCCGCTACCCACTGTCTAATATCGGTCTGTTCCATCTCATATCTCCTTACTATTTATTCCTTAGCAACTCAATAGTGGGCAGGAGCTATGTATTTTGCTTTGTGTTATGCAGTTTGGGCTAACTCAAATATCTCATCAGCGTATTTGTGCCATTTCCTTTGTAGCGGGGCAATCCGCCCTGCTAGCTTCTCTCGCTTGCCTATAAGTGTCAGGTATTTTGCTAGTTTATCGTATTGATTGAGCATATAAACCTTTACTTGGTCAGGGCTAGTCAGCACAACTCCACAGGTGTTCCCGTGTATCTCAACCCCGATGTTCCACTGGTCTATAAACTCATCCGCTTCAAGATTACCCCCAAACTTCTTGTTGTAGTTGTGGTGGCTAATATCAAACTTAACTTTGGGAGCAAACTCAATCTCCACCAGCTTTACTAATCTCCACCTGCCAGCCCGATGCCAAGTCAAGCCATTAAGCAGGTCAATGAGTTCCTGTCTTTCCACTTTGCTTCTCCTTTGCCCCCGCCCACTATTCAGTTGTTAAGGTGCTATCCGACTTACCCAAAGATTATACCATAGGCTGTCAAGTATGTCAACTCAGGCTTGCCAGCTTAACATTTCAATACAATCTCCTGCGACTTATTTTCAGGGGAGTTTTCAGGTCGGCATAACCCAAGACATTAACCGACCTCTAACACCCACCTAGATTTTTAAGTTAGCTTCAATCAAACTTACCCTGCTCAAATATCACCACCGTCCCAACCAGAGACCTGCTCAGAGCAAGAGAAGCTACCGCATTATACGGCAAGCCCAACGGCAAGCCGTCCTCGTTCACGATTACATCAGCCCAATCACCCTTATATACAGTGTTAAAGTGCTCTATGTAGCCACCGACTAGCTCTTGTAGCTCCTCTAGGCTAGGATGGTGCTTATCAGACTCAACCATTCTCTCTGAGCCATCATCCTTGATAACTCTCAGCTTATACATAGCGACCTCCTTTCTGAGCAGTTAAACTAGAAACCTATATGCTGAGCACGGATAGTCGTGCCGACTATCCGTAATTCTTCCTGCTCGTCAATAGGCTCACGGAGCTTGCCGTTAAAGGACTTAGCTATCTGGCAGGCTTTCTTATAAGGTATGAGCCTGCCACAGTCACCGCTTAGAGGTATATAGCCAGCCCTGCCCTCAATGGCTATGCCTATTACAGTAGCTAAGCCAGTAAAGCAGAGTTTAGCCCCCCTACGGTAGAGGTCAACAAACGCCTCAAAGTCTCCGCACTTCGGGCAGATATAGGTATTGGTCAACCAACGAGATAGAGCATTGCGACCCTCGTGCCTATATTTAGGCTTACCGCAATATGGGCAAGGCTCACCTTCAGGACTACCCCAAACCTCAGCCTTGATTTTGGTGTTCTCCATAGCAACCTCCTTTCAGTTATTTTTTATAGACTCCTTACTATCAGGCATAGTAAGCTCCACAAGCTCATCACTGGCTGGCTCATAGACTACCTTTGCCCAAGAGCCTATAGTGCTCAGCAATGAGCTTTGTTATGGTTTCCTCTAACACTTTCCAGTTCATAGCTTATCCCCTATACAGTTTTGTCAGCGTCTTAACCGTGCCACGCTTGGTATAGCTATCAGCCTTGAAACTCCTACCGTTTAGGCTCACGGTCATTGACAGGCTCTTTATAAGTTCCTCAGTTATTCTAGCCTTACTCCTGTCAATCCACTTGTCAGGATATAGGGAGTGATACTTGCGATACCTAGCACGCTCTCTCGCTCTCATAGTCAACCCCTTTCACTTACTAGAGCCTATCGGCTCAGGTCTGGGGCTATAGCCTGAGCTATCCCCAGAACTCAATAGATTAGCTACGCCTCTTTAATGGCTTTTAATTCTTTGCTTGTAAGGCATATTATATAGCCTGTATCTAGCATTATATTTGTTGTTTGGCAAGGCTTCTCGGCTAATTTTATGCTAGTAATTTTGCCCTCTAAAATTGCATTTTCCTCCTCATAAGTTGTATTTCCTTCCATCAAAAGTCTTTTGTATATTACATACATCTTTCCGTGCCTCCCTTTTAGATTTACCTATAATCTCTCGTGATTAAATTCTAGGCTGTTAAGCTGGCATACCCTATCTCTCAGCACTTGCCAGCGATTTTAACCCCTCATTTTTGACATTAGCTTTGCGGACATATTTCCGTTTGAAGTGGTATTGTCTGGGGACATACGGGAAAAGCTGATAGCTTCTAAATTGGTAGTCGGTATAGCCGTCCAGAGGGTTGCCGTCTGTGGCAAAAAAGCCCTTGCTATTGCTGCCTAGAGTGTAGAAGTTGCATTGCATAGCTTTGTCGTAATGAATTTTAATGATAGTTCGTGGGCGTGTAAGCTCGTAGTCGGTAAAGCCTAGACGCTCTGGCACTCTGGTATTGAGCCTAATCTTATCGCCCAGCAGAAACTTACTTGAGGGGTGCTCAGCGAGGTTGCAGTCCCGACACAGCACACGGCAGTTATTCTCTGTGGTCTTACCACCGTTGTTGTAAGGATTGATATGAGCTATCTCTCTCCGCTCTTTGTTGCCACACTCAGCACAAGGCTTGTCTTGGTCTACAATCCAGAGCCTATGGAGTCTAGCCCGCTCAGTGCGGTCATTGCGATAAGCCATTGTCTCAATCCCCTTTCATAGACTTGAGCTAAACTAACCTATTTCGTCTTTGCCTTCTTCTGGCATATTTCTTTGAAAAATGCCTTTGCCTAGCCACTACTTGCTTGCCGTGCTTGGGCATAACACCGCTTAGTTCCTTGAGCTTGCGGTAAAATGTAGCATTATGTCCATTGCTGAAAGGTATGAGACAATGAGCTATCTCTTCCCATAACAACAGACTTGGTAATCCAGCGGGAGTCAAGAGTCGCTTGGCACTCCGAATACATACCCAATTACGATGCTTGTCACTAGGGTAACAATGAGCGTGTGCCTTTGCTCTGAAGCTAGAGCCATCCCCACGTTCTACACAGCCACCAACAAAGACTCTGATACCCCTGTCGTTTGCCTCTTTGACCTTTATCTCTGCCATTGCCAATCCCCTTTCAATGAATTGTGCTTGAAGGCTCAGGACTGCCAACTAGCTGAAGCTAGCCAGCAGATAGCTGAGCGTTCTAGCAATCGTGAGCTTTGCAATAGGCTGAGTCTGCCTCGGTCTCAAGACGCTCAAGTGGACATTCGCCCATTGGTGGGTCGCAATCCTCTCGCATCCCGTCAAGAGTAAATCTGCAATATGGACACGACATACAGACAGGGTTTTTAGGATTGGTTGGAGAAGGCTCTAACTTTGGTTGTGTCATTGTTTTATTCCCCTTTCAATCTGGCTTGCCATACTTGCCAGCTACAAACAGCTTATCACGCCTACAAAAGCCTTGTCAACCCCCCCATTTTAGCTACGAAATAGCCTCTTTTGTAGCTGAATAACTTTATGTCAATTTTGATGAAAATAGTTTGCCAGCTACGGCTCAGCTTTGACGCTTGACAAACTGCCCTCTTTACTTTACGCTAGAACTAGGTTGTCATTGGCTTTTTTAAGCTGGGCAATCCCCTTTCAGAGCCTAGCTGAGACTAGCGGTAATCTTGGCTAGGCTCATTTATAAACGGGGAGAAACTTGTAGCTGAGTGAGCCTGACGCAATGTTTATCTTGGAGGCTAATTAAAGTGGGGGGAGAAGGTTCGGGACGTAAACCCAAGACTATCAAAACAAGGCAGATACAAGAGACCTTGACCGAAGCTGGAGTCTACGGGTCTAAACTCATTCGCGATATTCTACGGGGCACAGACTCCAAGCATCGCAAGACGAAGCCCGTCTCAATGTCTAAACTCAGGGCTGCTATTGAGGCAATCAACCACGCTATAGGTCTACCAAAAGCCAAGATAGAACTCAAAACTGATGCCTTAACGATGAAAGATATTGCTGAATTGGCAGTAAGTTTTGGTCAAGAAGCTGATGTTTTAACCGTCCCTTTACCTAAAAAGAGTGTTGAGGAGAAGGTCAAAAGTGAGGAGAATTGAAGCTAATATACTTCTAGGTTACTTAGGAGTTACTTCGGAGTTACCTAGAAGTAACTCAGGAGTTAAAGAGAAGTTACTTCTAGTTATAGTCGCGCTATCTCTATCTCTAAGATTATCTCTAAGATTATCTCTATCCCCCCCTACCCCCCCAATGAGCTATTTACTTAATTCCTTTGAGAGTCTTAGTATCTTGTCCTTGCTGGTGCATCGTAGTTGCTGTGCCATTGCGGAGGGAAAGCCGAGAGACCTTGCATACTGGTATAACTCGGTTTGCCTTGTCTTCATCTTCTTCTGCCTCTCAATGGTTGCTTTCTTTAAGTCATCAAACTCTTTACTCATAACATACCTCCATACCCTAAGCCTATCATACTCTAATGCAAAGGTCAAGCTTTAATGGGCTATACCCTTCCCTGTGCTGACAGTTCTATACCCCAAGCACCTCTTTTAAGGGGGGATGGGGGGTCGCCTTAAATGTGCAGGGGGGGTCTATCTAAGGAGGTCGCTCACGCAAGATGGTGTTCAAAACACAGTTCAGGCGTGGATAGGCACAGTAATTTAAAAACACAGGCAGGAGAGTTTACGTTAGTTTAGATTAGTTTAATGCAGTTTGACGAAGTAGAAGGTAGTATAATAAAGTTTAATAAAGTTACCCTGAGAAGAAGGAGGAGGAGTAAAAATGACACAGGAATTAAGCATCGCTGAGGATGTCCCCACCCAAGTTATTGGAATATGTCTGCGGGGAATGAACCTCAAAGAGTATATGAAGGGTTGTCTGGATGGAACTTATCCGTTCCCCATTGGCAGGGATGGCAAGCGGGTAGGGGGTATCCCAGAGTTGCCCCTTGTTGGAATAAATATGTTATGCGGAGAGCGGGTAATCTACAGAACCCTTGATGATTTGCCTGAGACATCCGTGCCGTGCACCTGTGGAAACCCGAACCACTGGTTTGTATTTATAGAAGAAAAGGAGAAAAGGTAAATGTCGGAGCAAAAGTATGACCCAAAGAAGTATGCCCTTGAGCTGGGGTTCTCTGAGGCGGATGCGGATGCTCTGGGGAAGAGTGGGGTAGATGCCACTCTCCTGAGACGGCTGGCGAAGGCAAAGAGGGCAAAGGGGCTGATACCAGAGCAAATAAAGATGCGTCAGTCTGAAGTGCCACCACCCAAGAAGGAAGCACCTGCTGAGAGTGAGGCTGCCCCGCCAGAGCCTAAGAAGCACCAGCACTCATACCGTAAGGACGGGACTTGCGCCTGCGGAATAGCTTTCACAGGAGATTATAGCTAAAATGCTAAACAGGGTGGGCGACCAATGCACGGTAGAAAGCTCTGGGACTGTGAACTGTGCCCGAAGCCCATCTGTGTCGGTGAGCCTTATCGCTATTGGCGGGTCAAGATTGACGATACCCTTCGGCTGGTGAGGGTTCACCCTGAGTGTAAATTAAAAGCGGAGCGTGAGAGTGGTATTAGACCAGATAGAAACGATTGACATAACCACAGTAGAGGGAGCGAGGTTCGTTACCGAGCAGGGTAAAAAATACCCCGACCTCTGGATAGAGAACTATCTGGGCTGCAATATGTGGTCTACCCCTAAGTTAATAGCCCGCTCCACATTCGCTCATCCCAGAACGGCGGTTGCGTCTGCATCGGCTACCTCAAAATCCCACACGGCAGCCCGCATCGCCTGTGCCTTCCTTTATCTTTTCAGCCCGTCAACGGTTATCACCACCGCCCCTACCTTCCGTCAGGTTGAGTCAATCCTGTGGCGTGAAATCAGGGCAGCGTGGGCGGGGTCTAGGGTAAATCTGGGTGGCGACCTCAAGGCGACTGGCATCCATATCAGGGAGGATTGGTTCGCCATCGGTCTTTCTACCGATGAGCCTGAGCGGTTTCAGGGCTTGCATAATGAGAACGTGCTGGTGATTGGCGATGAGGCTAGCGGTCTCACGCCTAATGTCTACACCGCTATTGAAAATCCCCTGAGTTCGGGTAATGCCCACCTGCTGCTCATCGGAAACCCCACGCAACCTGTCGGCAATTTCAGGGATTGCTTCACCGACCCGCAGACCTCAAAGCTCTACAAGACCTTCTATATCTCCTGCTTTGATACGCCCAACTTTACGCAGTTCGGGATTGATATGGACGACATTCGCTCTGGCGAGTGGCGGGATAAAATAGGCGATGCCGACCTTCCCAGACCATACCTCATCACTCCGCAATGGGTCTGGGAACGCTATCAGGAGTGGGGGGAGAATAATATCCTGTTCCAAGTCTACTGTCTGGGTCGCTTTCCTGACGCTGGCGTTAATACCCTCATCCCCTATCATACTATAGGCTACGCAATGGAGACCGTTGAGAAGAAGGCTGAGGGATTGAAGGTCTGTGCCCTTGATGTTTCCAGATATGGCGATGATGAGACTGTTTTAGGCATCAGGCAGGGCGACAGGATATTCCCGTTGGAACGCTGGGGGCATCAGGATACCACCAACACGGCGGGGCGGGTCGCCAGACTCTTGAGAAAGCACGACCCCGTAGGATGCTGGATTGACGCTGTGGGTGTTGGTGCTGGCGTTTATGACAATTTGAAAGCCAACGGCTATCCTGTCTATGAGTTCAACTCGTCTGAGGCTGCTCTGGACAAGGAGATATTTGGCAATATCAGGGCTGAGCTATACTTCGCTCTGGGGGATAAGCTGGAAGCGGAGTCGCTGGATTTGCCGAAGGACAATCTCCTCAAAGGGCAACTCGGCGATATTAGATACCGATACAATACCAAGAACCAGCTTATGATTGAGTCTAAAGAGGAAGCAAGGTCAAGGGGGGTTCGCTCACCAGACAGGGGCGATACCTTAATGATGCTGATGAAGCCAATAGCAGCGATGATTAACAGTAAGCCTTTCGTAAGAAATACTATGGGCTAAGGGGGTAACAAATGCCAATAGAAATAGCTGAAATAGAGCGGAAGTCAAGCGACTTCAAATCCTTGTTTGACCGACAGGACAAAGATATGGACTTGTATTTCGGCAAGAAATACGAGATGCTTGGCTTTGATGACCGACCCATTCCCAAGATAGTGAATTTGACCCTGAACGACCCCGCCGTGTTTGCAGCACGAAGCATAGCTATACTGCAAAGTGCTGCTCCGCAGACCGTGATTGAGTTGCTGACTCCCGATGATAAGTTCACCCACCACGTTGAGGAGTTTAGCGAGGACTTATACCTCACGGCTGATGAGAACTTGGGCTTGCGTGATTTACACGGCATATATCCCTTTGAGGTTGAGCAAAGCTGCATCAGGGGTCGTCTGGCTGCCCAATGCCTAATCAGGTGGGATAAGAAGCTAGGTAAGGTGGTGATTGATATTCGCCCTATTGACACCCGTTACTTTATCTATGCGATGGGCTATGACGGTATGAAGTGGGGAGCTTACGCTACCATCCAGAGCAATGACTACCTGAAAGAAAAATACGGCGAAAAAGGAGACATCGGGGATGAACTCAACAAGGTCTGCTGGGACATTTACGATAGGCAGCGACATTACTTTTATATAGGAGAGGGCACGGATGCCCTTCTGGTAGAGAACACCGTGCATCCCTTCAACGGTATAGTGCCGATAATCCACCAGAAAGTTCCCGCAGGCTCTATGCTGGCACACCCAGACGCTATCCCCCACGATGGTGAGAGCATCTTTGCACTTAACCGAGACCTTTACCCCGAACTGAACCGAATGGCTACCGTGCTCCACAACCTGACGATGGCTAGCTTCTTTGGGGCTAGGCAGTATGCCAGTGAAGCAGGTGAGCAAAAGAGAACTGAGGCTATTCCTTTCGGTCTGGGCGTGGTGGTATCGGTTGAGAAGGGCGGTGGCTACACACTGATACCAGTAAACGACATCAGGAACGCCACCAGACTTGAGTATTCAATGCTTGAGAGCCGTCAGCAGCGTGGCTCTCTGCCTAATATAGACTACGGCAACCTGACCTTCCCGCTCTCAGCCGTTGCCATTGGCAGGCTGACGGAGAGCAAAGACCAGATATTCGTGCCCCGACTTCAAGCTCTGGCTATGTTCTACCAGAAGCTAACCCGAATGGCTATTAAGCAGATAATAGCCATTGGCAAGCCAGTTGAGCTAGGGGAGGAAGGACGCAGGCGAACCTATAACCCATCTGACTTGAAGGGTGAATACGTTGTCAAGCACAAATACTTCACCACCAGCAAGGAGCAGAAGCTAGCCAATATCACCGAAGCTCAGTCGCTAGGGGGCATTGTCTCAGATGATTACAAGAGGCGTGAAATCCTGATGCTGGCAGACCCAGACGGTGAAGTTGATAAAATCAGGGACGAGACCGCAGAGAAGATTGACCCTGCCATAGCTCTATACAGGCGTGCTCACAGTCTGGCAGACAAAGAAAAATATGTTGAAGCGGAACTGACACTGAGGACGCTTGAGATAATGCTGAGGCAGAGAATGATGCAGAAGGCTCTCAGCCTGCCAGAGCAGCCGAAGCAACTAGCGCAGGGCGAGGAGCAACCGAAGTCCCCGATGCCTTTGATAGAAGGTGGCGGTGGCGGTGGCGAAAGGCGGGAGAAAGGTGAGGAGGAGCGGATGGTGGAGGAGTCTGAGGAGGAGGAGAGAATAGCACGGCTGGCTGAAACGGCTAGGCGTGGCAGACCGACACCAGCTTTAACAGGGGGTGAATGATGGCAAAGAGTTTAGCTGATTGCAAAAACCCAGAGGAAGCCCACAAGGTAATTGATGAGCGTGTCAAGGCTGCTTTGCAGCAACCGACAGGTGAGAAAATAGAGCGATTTCGGCAGATGATAGCTACCAGAGGTGGTCAAGTAGGGCAACCGTTCCCACCTGAAAGACCGCAGCAACCCAGAACGCAACTGCCGTCAGTGAGGGCTAACCTATGACTACCCAAAAATTACTTGAGCCGAAAGAACCACCCACATTAGAGGAACTTAGGCATAAGATGTTTGAGTTAGCTCGCAAGACTGGTATAAAGCCACTTAAAGCTGGTGAACAGATGTTCTTTAGCCCTAAGCAAGCTAAGGATTTGGGTGTGGAAATTGAAGAAGGCTGGCTGTTAAAGCTGATTGGTGCTGAGGGTGAAGCCCCGCCAGCAATCAGCTATATCTCTCCTGAGAAGTGGGAAGTAATAGGTGAGGATACATTTTTATCTCCAGAAGGAGAGCAATATACCAGAGACCAACTCACCCAGCTTTACGAGGAGCAACAAGCTCAGATAATGGCAGCACCGCCTGAAGCACTAGCCCCAGAGATAATCCCCCCGCCACCACCAGCACCACCGATTGAGCTACCTACAACTATCGTCAGACCAGAGATTGATAATGCCCTCAGACGGGTATACCCTGAATTGTTTGAGCCGACAAAGACAGTCGGCTTCACGGCAGAAGAAGTGCCGATGATGGTTCTTGAGCAGATATTCACAAGGGCTGAGAGTGAGCCAGAGACATTACTTGAGGAGATATATCAGAAAGGCAGGAGTCCCGACACGGAAGCCCTGCTACGCATTTTCAATCCCGATATGACCTCTCAGGAAATGTTTACATTCTTCGCCCCACCTGACCCATACGCACCCGTCAGGTCTAGTATCCTGAACATATTCCCTGATGGCAAGGTAGAGGACATTATGAAGTGGGCTGAGGAGAACCCTGACGCTTTCTTTGCCCAGATTAGAGACATTGGCATAAACAAGGATACGGTGAGCTTACTGGAAACAGTTACCGATATGACTGAGATTGATATGGCTAAGTTCTTTGCCGAACCAACCAGACCTATGAGCAATGCTTTCCTGTCTGGTGTCCAGACCGTGTTTCAATATGTTGACGGCTGGTGGAAAACAGGTCTTATGGAGCTAGGTTTCAAGTATTATGACCTGATGGAGTGGGCTAGCTTCAATGACGACCATTGGCGAAGTCAGGCTGAGGTTATTCTAAATGACGCTTTCAAAAAACACGGCTGGAAGGCTATCTTTAGCTCTGATGTCAACGAGGCTTGGGACGTATATTTCAAAGAGCGTTTAGGTGAAGGTGCTCTTACTACCGCAATGGAGATAATTGCCGTGTTCACCAATCCTCTATATATCCTTCCTGCTGGCAAGGTATCAATGGTTGTAGCTAAACCGTTTCGTGGTATACCAGTATTGGGCGAGACTATGCAGGGCGTAGCAAAAGGAGTCCAGTTAAGCGAAAGGGCATTAGCCGAAGCTACCCTGCTGCCGACTGTTGGGCGTGGTATAAAGTGGACTGTTGGCAAAATAGCTCCCAAAGCGGAGAGATACTTGATAGCCACATTACCCGAAAGGGAGTTACTGAGGGAATGGCTATTTAAGAATGATTACTTTAGGAAAGTGGCGGAGAAAATTCCGCTTTTAGGTAAGATTGCACCAGCAGCAAAAGTCTCTGGTCGCCTGCCAGAAGTATTAGCAACCAAAGCTGAAGCTGGTGCTGCCGTCATTCAGGAGACGGCGATGAGAAATGCTATCCTTGAGGTAGGGCAGAGCACCAAAGGTCAGGCTCTAGCCTATATCCGTGAGCTTGGCTCAACAAGAGAAATCTTTGGAGTTAGGGAAGGGCTGGTCAGTTCACGTCTGGTCAAGCCTAGACAAGTTGAATACAGCCTTGCTCTGGGCGATGTGCTCCAAGCCCCTGAGCGTTATACTTTTGCTCATAAAAACGGCTTTGAATATGCCAAGCGAACCCAGAAGCTAATGCAGGAAATGTTTGAGCTTGCCAAGAAGGAAGGTGTGGACATCAAAAAGACTGCCCTTGAGCCATTTGAGGAGTTTGTCCACTGGGTTGTTACTGGTGTCAAAAACAAAGAAGGCGTGGTTATATCAACCAGAATGGGGCGTGGTAGTGTTGTCGGTGCTCTGCCAGCTTCAATGAAGCACCGCCGATTTGAGCGGATGCTGGACGGTCTAAATCAGGGCTTCATTTATGCTGACGATGTGGAGGTCTACGTTGGAACTTATACTGACGATATGTTCAAGGCGATTGCCGACCGCCGCTACGGTGAGGGGATAAAAGAAATCATCGGCAGGTTAGGCAAGGAACTCGGTGCTCTGCCTGTTACGCCGAAAGACAGATTGTGGGCTGTGTATCCCGAACAGGCTAAACGGTGGTGGCTCAGGCAGCCTACCGCCAGAATAGGTGAAGTGCCCACAGTCCGTGAAGCCTTGCAGGACTTGGTTTACTCAATGAATACAGTCAAGCAACTGGCAAGAGGGCAGCAGATAGCAGGAGCTACACTCAGGGCGATTGAAAACAGGACACCTGCCATAGCCGAAAGAATTAGAACCGTCAGTGTATTCAAAGGTGATAGAGCAACTAAGGCTAAGCTGGAAGCGTTGATATGGAAGCGGATGCAGGCTGGCAAACCAATCCCTGTTACCTTGCCGAATGTCAGAAAGGGAGTAGCATTTGGAAAAGACATAGCCCCCACCATAGAAAGTGAGATAGCATCGTTGAAGAGGTTTGTGGCTGACAGGGCTGCTGAAGGAGCAGGTTTTGAGGAGTTGTATGGTATTGGTCTCAGGATACGAAGCCTGCAAGCGAAGCGAGGTTTCCTGTCCGTTGAGGATTATGTTTCTAGTTTGGGCAAGGACGATGTTACCAAGTTCTATCAGAAGTTTACCAAGTTGGAGCGTGCTGACGCTCTGGCTGCCGAACTCAGGGGTGAGTTTGATAGGATGCTACCCGACTACCTTAGTGCCCGTTTTGAGTATCAGCGTGCTATGGAGATAGTCAAGCGACCCCTAGCAAAAGAGGGTGAGGGCTATATCAGGACGGCGAGGGGTTATCCGCATCCGATGTTCCAGAACCAGATTTACCCTGATTATGTCGCTGACCAAGCGACAAAACTGCTGAATGATGAAGCAAGCAAAGTGCTAGCCTTGAGTGCCAATATAAGCGGTGCTTTCCGTTTGCAACAAGCAGCTCTTGACATATCTGCTGGCTGCATACAGGTATTTGTAGGTATGTTTACTCATCCTGTAAGATGGACAAAGGCTCAGGCTTGGGCTTTGGCTGCTTTAGTAGACCCAAAGATATTTGACGCTTATTTAGTGAGGCACGCAAAGTCAATAGCGGAGCGTAACTTCTATCTGGGTTCTCAGCGACCTTTTGAGTATTTTGAGAAGATGGGTCTGCTACAGAAGTATATGGGCAAGTTGCCTTTCGGTAAGGCAATTCTGGGTCAGACTTACGGCAGAACTGAGTCTGCCTTCTCTATGATGGCTACTGTTTACAAAGACGAGTCGTGGAGAGCTATGTCGCCAATGTGGATTAAGAGGGCACAGGGTGCGGAACTAGCCAGATACCTTGACCGCTTGACAGGTATGTTGAGCTTCCGCCAACTTGGTATGCCAGCCAATGCTAGAGCCTTCGCTGCTGGTTGGGTATCATTCGCTCCTCAATATCGTATGTCTGTGCTCAGCTACTTTGCTGATGCCCTCAAGGGAGGTATGACAGGGACACAGGTAAGAACAGACATAGCCCGACTGGTGGCTGCTGGGACTGCTATGTATTATGGCTTCTGTAAGGCTACTGGCAATCCTGTGTATCTTAACCCCTACACAGACGGCAAAAAGTTTATGAGCATCAATGTAGATGGGCATTGGATTGGCTTGGGTAGTGCCGTAGTCTCGCTAACTAGGGCATCCGTTGATATACTATCTAGTATGGTGGGTATGGGTGATAACGAGCCAATGGACTTCCTGAAAGCCGACAAGTGGAAGAACCCTATACTCAGGGCTTTGATTGGGCAATCCGCCGTCCTGCCCCAGATGATACTTGAGATAGCAACTCGCAGGGACTTTCTTGGCTACCCTCTGGGAAATCCGTTTGAGGACGGCGATGCTTGGGCTGAGTGGGGTTTGTGGGTCGGTGAGCAGTTTACTCCTATCTGGCTACAGGATATTCTTTATGATAAAAGTGGTGTCGGTTGGAGTCCAATAGCAGCCCTAGCTGAGTTTATCGGTCTCAGGACATCGCCTCAGACCAAGTGGGAAACGCTTGATGATAAACTCAAAGAGCGTAGAGCTTGGGAAAAGGTTGACGACCTGACCGATGAGCAGCGGGAACGCATTGAGGTTAAGGATGAGACCGTGCTAAGCGTGCTCAGCCGTTTCCAGAAAGACCAGATGTTCAACGCCAACCAAGACCTGATTGAGTTCTACGATGATGCTCAGGCGGATGCTCTAATCAGGGGTTCGGAAATGTATCAGGACTATGTGAGAGGTATAACCATCGCACAAGCCACAATGACCACAGACCTTAATGACGCAATCACCTTCGGCATCTTGAGAGACGGCAATGACACACGATGGATGAGGGAGCGATACAATGATATTATGTCCGCCTATGGCTTGACGATGGAACTCCTGAGAGAAAACGAGGATTTAGCCCCTCTCTTTGAGGAGTGGGACAAGAGTAGGGAGAAGCGAAAGGTTGATGCGGAGACTATAGACCTTGCCTATTGGGAGTTTATTGAGAATGTTCTATCGCCAGACCGCAGGCTGGACAACGGCGACTTTGACTTTGAGGAGTATCAGGAAGCCCTAGAGATGTGGCGTGAGAAGTGGGGCGATGAGGTCTATGGCAAGGTGCTCTATATACTGGAGAACGCCAAGAAAGCCATACCCGATTATCCTGAATGGGCTATCAAGCTCTGGCAGGATAGACGGCAGACTAACGAAACTGGTTACTGGAACTTGCCTCCTAAGCCTATTTACCAGATGAACGAAAAGGACTTGGCTGACGGGTTTATCCCTGAGAAGTATATGACGCTCTGGGGGCAATATCAGAGCATTAAAACCAAAGAGGAGCGTGAGCGGTTTCAGGAGAAATACCCTGATTTCGCTAAGGATTGGAGAGCGGAGCTAAGGGCTGATAACCCCACGCTGGATGCTACGCTTGCTTTCTGGGGATACGGTGGTCAGTTGCAGAGCAAGGAAGCCTACGACTTGGTAAGCCAATGGTCTAAGGAATTAAAGATACCGCTTGAGCAAATAGGTCTGGGGATGCCACCCGAACATCTTGTCGTCACATACTTTGAACATCTAACTATGGTGCGTGAGACTAGCGGTAATAGCCCAGAGGTCAGGCTTTTCAAGCTCAAACGCCCCGAATATCTTGAGTGGGGAGTTCTCAATCGGGGATGGGATAATCTGAAAGGCGAGATTTTTGAGGCTCTTGAGATACAGGTAGATTATAAAGACAAGTTTGCTGAATACGCTGCCTTTGGCGATGTTGCCTCAGAGAACTACATTGAGGACGATGCCGAAAGGAAGGCAAAGCGGGAGCGATATAATTTATTAAACCCTGATTTCAGGGATGCGGTGAGGAAGTTGGCGGTCTATAAGACAAGCGTTAAGGATTTGGCTGTGATAGAGTCCAATGTGGATTATGGTAAGCTCACAGACAAGTTTGGAGCGAATAGTGCCGAAGCCCTGCTGTTCCGCTTTGAAAATAATGCTCTGAACACTTGGGGAATGAGCAGGGATTATCACGGCGATAATGCTTGGATGCCGTTAGAGCTTAGCAAAGTTCCGATATGGGAGATTAACCGCCAGTATCGTTTAGAGGATGAGGCTTACCAAGCCATTCTGGATAAATATACCGATGCCATTGAGCAGCGAAAGGCTACTGAGGCTTATCTTGTTAGCCAACCCGAATACGCCAGAGCCAGACGGGTCAGGGAAGCCTACGAGTTGGGCTGGACGCAGGAGAGCCTTATCAATAAATTTGTTGAATATAGCGGTCTAACAGAAAAAGGCTTCTGGAAGGAACGCTATCTCAGGGACAATCGGGGTCTATATCAAGCCCTCAAAGATGCCGACAAGCTCAAGGTGGACTATGAGTTTGAAAAAATACCTGACGAGCAATACGACATCATCTACGATAAGTGGGCGGATATGTTCACCGCTTACGATGAAGTCAAAGGCACGGCTGAGGAAATGGCTGAGGCTAGGAGGCGGATGCTCATAGCCTATCCTGAGTTTGCTATAGACAGGCTCAGGCGTATAGCTCACGGCAGGCTGATACCGAACCAGCACGTTGAGGCTTATGCTGAATACTACACGCTACTATTTGATGGTAAGCCAGCCTTTGTTGAAACGTGGTATGACGATGATTGGTTCTTGATGGAGCACAAGGACTTCTACAACACGATGGTCTCTATGGAGCTATGGAAGCCAAAAGACTTTAGCAAAATCCCGACCAGAGAGGTATTTAAGCTCTGGCAAGTCTATCTCACCTTGCCGAGAGGTAGCCCCCGCATCGGCTACAGGGCTGCTAATAAAGAGCTTGATGATTGGCTATTCTTGACAGGCAAGGTAAGCCAGACCATACCTGAGAAAGAACGCCAGAAAGAGATAGGCAAGTGGGGGGTCTGGGCTGAGAAATATAGGGAATACCTTACCAAGATTGAGGAGGTTGCTGTTAAACGAGAGAAGCAAGCCATTCAGGAAACCGAAAGACTAAAAAAGAGGTTGGAGGAGCTTATGAAGAAAAAGGAGTAGCTATTTACTATCAGGCTTGACAAAAATAAAAAGTAAGGAGATAATTAAATCAAATGCAGGACGAAAGTGGGAAACATCAGGACAATTCTTCAGAGGAGTTAGGGTCTGGACAACCTTCTGGTAGTAAGCCTGCGACTACTTCTGAACCAAAGGGGCAAAAGAAAATCACCATTACCGAAGCAGACCGACAGAAGATAATCTCGGATGCGAAGGCAGGGGAAGGTCGCAAGTGGAAGGCAGTTGAAGTGGAACGAGACCAACTCAAAACTGAGGTTGGTAATCTGACCAATAGGCTGTCGGAAATTGAGCAGAACCTTACAGCCAGAGCTTATGAGGAGGCGAGAACCGACCCTACTTCTCTCCAACAATTCAACAAGGAACAGGCGTTTAAGGAGCGGGAGCGAAAGGTGCAGGAACGGGAGACTAATCAAACCAGAGGAGAGGCACAGCTTAAAGCAGACAAGGAAGCGTTTGAGGCTGATACAGGCTCAACCATAGTATCTGTCATTGCTGCCAAGCACGGTCTTGAGGTCTCTGACTTAGAGGACTTGGGCATTAAGGACAGGGAAGCCCTTGACAAAGTTGCTGCCCGAATTAAGGCTGGAAAGCCTGCTGTCGCACCTACTGAGACTGACGAAGAAAAGGCTACTAGAGAAGCCAAAGAGAGAGAAGAAGGCGAATTTACGCCAGCAAGTGAACTGTCCTCTGCTGCTAAAGCGGTAGGCGAGCTTACTGTTGAGGAGACTGAAAAGTCCACAATGGAAGCTCTTGAAGCAAAGGTTGCCCCGCCTATTAAATAAGAAAGGAGGACAATCTCTTGGCGACTTATATTACCCCACAAGTAGTAGCCAAACTCGGTATCATTGCCCTCTTGAATAATTGGGTATTCGCTGGACTCGTCCATCGTGATTACTCAAAAGAGTTCAAGAAAGTGGGCGATACCGTAATCATAAAGAAGCCTAACACGTTCACCGCTATAGAGTTTGACGGAGACCTGTCAGGGCAATGGCAAGAACCAGCAGAGGAAAGCACTACTGTCGTAATGGATAAGCTCCTAACCGTGCCTATCCAGATTACACAGACCGACCTCACGCTGAAAATCAGCCAGTTCTATGAGCGTATCATAGAACCAGCCCTGCAAGCTCTGGCTCAGGAAGTGGACTCACGGTTGGCTGGTCTTTATGTGGATATACCCTACTTTGTGAATACCTCAGGCACTACTACCGTAGCCAACCTTCTGGATGCACGAAGGATACAGTCCGACAACAAAGTTCCTGCTGCGATGAGGTATGCGGTGATGTCACCGCTCACCACAGCAGCGTTACTAGGTCTGG